AGGGTTGGTCGGGTACTAACCCACCCTGCTTCCTCCGCTTCGCTCCGGGTCGGGATGGGCCAAGACCCGCCCTTTCGCTATGTGAATTGGTAGCCAGGCAGCAATTGGTATACAGTGTGAGTACAGTGCGACGCACTGTTTATTTCTCATGCCAGTAGTAAGTTCCCTGGTTGTTGACAGAGAGCTGGTCAGTGTTGACCAATGCACTCTCGTAAATGTCGAAGATGAAGACGTCACCCATCCCTGGCTTCGCCAGGGTGGAGAAGTCAGATGAGGCAGTGCCAGCACCTGATTCGTCGTCCCCATAGACTAAGTTCTTGTTGAGGGGGTACCACTGTTTCACAGTGCGCACGGACCCTGACGCGTTGCCAGGGTTGATATTGATGACTGAGTCGGAAAGTACCGTGATACGCGTAGAGTCGGTTTTAGCGTTCATTTGGAAGGACCAGTCAGATCCAAGAGCGCCTTGAAAGACGACTGTGTTGACCACTCCAACATTAGCGGCTGCCAAGACAGCGCTTTGGCGGACATAGCCCGCACTAGTCTGAAGACGGTAATAGTTGGCAGTAAAAGTGGAGATTTGAGTCAGAAGGTATTCGGGTAAACCCTTCATGGAAAAGACAATACGCCTTCGGCGCCATGGCGTTCCACCGCTGACCTTGAGTGTCGTAATCTCTTTGTAGCCACGTGCATACGTGTTCTTCGAGTTTCGATCAGATTCGTCATTCTGAGTAGTCTGAAATTGTCGAGCGCTGGGGCAAAACAGGAAGCAGGCGGTGCCTGAACCTGCAGTGATGATTTGATCTCCAAACACACCGGTTCCACCAGGTGAGTTAATCGGATCAGTAGGCACAAATTGTGTCATGTTGTCTTGTTTCTTTTGAGATGTAACGTTGAGAATGCGCCTGCGGGACATCATGGGACGTCTGCGGCGATAACTTGGGCGAGTTCGGCGGAGTGTGCGGGGGCGAAAGGTTGTACGACGGGGTGCACGACGCGTAGTGCGCCTGCGACGAGAGTAACGGGAACGGTAAGGCATTTTGTTTTGTCATGAAGAATGGAAGAGAATGGAAGAGAAGCGAAAGGGCGGGGGAGGGGCGGGGTATAAATAGGAGGGCGGACTCTGAGTCTGAGTCCGGTCTGGAGTATACAATGTTAATACTCCAGACCTCTTGGACTCAACAATCATGCCATGCAACACCAATTTCGTTACGCCCTCCTCACTTATTCGCAATGCGGGAATCTCGATCCGTTCGCAATTGTCAACAAACTTGCTGAACTTAACGCGGAATGCATCATTGGAAGAGAGTCTCACGAGGATGGAGGAACTCATCTCCACGCTTTCGTCGATTTCGGAAGAAAATATCGATCAAGAAATACAAACGCTTTCGATGTGGAGGGTTACCACCCAAACATCTCTCCTTCTAAGGGCAGGCCTGCACAAGGCTGGGACTATGCGACCAAGGATGGAGACATCGTTGCAGGTGGACTCGAACGGCCGAGCAATACTCGTTCCCGTGCGAGCGGATCACGCCAGGAAGCAGCGACTGCGATTATCGATGCTCAAACTAAGGAAGAGCTTTTCGAACTATGCAGAACATTGGCACCTGACAAGATGCTATGGTCTTACCCATCAATCCGGGCATACGCAAATGACCGATTCATGGAACAACGACCAACTTATGAACATCCGGCTGATGTTACGATCGACACGTCGGCTTACCCTGAACTCGATCGATGGGCTGAGGAAAACCTTGATGGATTTAGGATGGGACGGAGAGGAAGGTCTCTCATTCTTATTGGACCATCACGCCTTGGGAAGACAGTCTGGGCAAGAAGCCTAAGGGAGAATCACGTGCATCACGAACAACTTTTCAATTTGGACGAACACAAGGAAGACTGCGACTATGCCATCTTCGACGACATCGACATCAAGTACTTCCCAACATACAAGGGATGGTTGGGACACCAAAAACATTTCACGGCAACGGACAAGTATAAGGGGAAGAAAACAATCAATTGGGGGAAACCAGCCATCTGGTGCAACAACGACGACCCTCGGAGCAAGGAAGGCGTGGATGCTGATTGGATTGATGCGAACTGTGATGTAGTATACATCAACACTCCTTTAGTTAGTTTCGAATGATTATCTTTGACTGAAAAAAAACTTCCATATCGGCTGCGCCGGGCAGGGTTGGTCGGGTACTAACCCACCCTGCTTCCTCCGCTTCGCTCCGGGTCGGGATGGGCCAAGACCCGCCCTTTCGCTATGTGAATTGGTAGCCAGGCAGCAATTGGTATACAGTGTGAG